TGTCGTGCATATCCATCATTTCATCTAAAGTAGGAGTACGCAATAATTCTTTCATAATATCTGGCTCTTTTTGTTTTGGGGTAATATTTTTATATGCCATAGCTAAGTACCTAAAGGAATCTGAAAAATGCGAACTCCAGTTGTGTAAAGGATTTCTTTTAAACACTCTTTTAACATCATCCCATTCTCTTTGGTAATTTCTTAAAGCATTAAGACCATTTTCACAACGCTTAACATCAAAATAACAATTTTGCAACAATAATCGTACAGCATTAATGCCATCATCTACTTTGTGCATAGGTACAATGCGTGGTCGTCTGCCCATATTAATTAAAGTTTCTGCTCGTGTTCTTCCTGTTCCAAGTTCTCGTACTTTTGCATCATGTGGTAAATAATCATCACCCCAATATTCTATACCCATTTCATCCATAACTTTTACATAATGATCTAACCCCACTCCAGCACTTTCATAACAATCAATAACTCTTATTTCACCCATAGTTACTTGGAAAAACCATAATGCACAACTATCCGATATTCCTAAATCCCATGCTACATGAACTGGTAGGCTAGGGTCTCTATCTATTTTTGTTATTCGCCCCATTTGTTCTGCTTCTATAATTAAATTACCATAGTAAGAACCTTTAATAGCAGCTGCCCAGCTACATTCAAATTCTTGCATATATTCATCTTCACCCATTTGTTTTTTTGCAGCTTCTAATTCTTTAGCATCTACTACTCCTGTTTCACTTGCACGATAAATAGCTCTATGCCAATCATCTTCGTGTTGTGCATCTTCATATAATTGCCAGAATTGATTTCTCCCTTTTGGTGTACCAATAAATATTGCCCATCCTTTTCTATCGGTTAATGCAGGTCGTATCACTTCACTCCACATTCTAGGAGACATATCAGCATACTCATCCATTACACAACCATCTAAGAAAATTCCTCTCAAAGCATCTGGGTCATCACCTGCACCATACAATCGGATACGACTACCATTAATTAAATCTACTCGCAGTTCAGATTGATTGACTTTTGTGCCAGGAATATCTTTGGTATAATATAATAAATAATCCCACGCTACAGCTTTTGCTTGTCGGTAGTATGGAGCTATGTAAGCATATCTTCCATCATTTCTTTCTGTTTTTATTTCTAATGCTTTACGTAATATTTCTGTGATGGCATAAACAGATTTGCCCCAACGTCTATGTGATACACAAATCTTAAATCGTTTTGTATTTTTATGTAAATCTGCTTGTTGTGGTCTTGGCGTGTAAGGAATAGTAATATGCATATGCCCCATCACTCATAGGTTAATTTATCTTTAACTACTTCAGCTTCAATCGGTTTCTTATCATCTAAATTAAAACTAACTGAAATATTATTTGGCAAACCCTCGTGTTCTACTTTTTCTTGGAAACCGCCTTTTGTTTTTGCTAAAAATATTGCGGATATTGTATCTCCATTCATGGCTTTTTTATATAGTTGGCTACCTATTGCCATAGTTAATTTTTCTTTACCAGTTTCTAAAGCATTTCTAAAATGTTTGCGTAATGTTTTAGGGTCGCATCCCACTAGTTTACTAATCTGCTCGTGGGTTAATCCAAAAGCTACACCCATAGAGCATATTCTTTCCATATCAGGTGTTGGTTTAAAATTAGGTCGTGGCATGATTATCCTTTATTAATTTAGCTTTTTTACCTGTAAAATTTTCCCATCAATTATCTACTGGTATTTCTTGTATACTATACGCCATACCTTTTATTAACAAATTATAGAGCATTTGAAAACCCTTTTTTATATTATATAAAATATATAGGTTGTATATGGTATGTTAGATGTACGAGCATTATATGCCTTTAGATTATAGGCACCCTACCCCCACATCCGATTTTTAAAAAAAAAATCAAAAACAAAAAGATATTATGGGTCCCCTATAGGTAGTAAGGCCATAAGAATAAATAAAAGAGTAAATGTTTAGCTATAAGTATATACCACAGAATATAAGAAGAAGTAGTTGGTAAATAACACAGGCACTAAACGCTAGTTATAACCATAAGGCTCACATCCCCTAGCCAATGTCGGCCAATGCCAACCAGTAAGGCTTATATGCCTATTAAACCATAAGTTTTTATTAGGTTTGCTTCCGTTATTTGCTCGGTTCTTTTTTGTAGAGGGATATAGATGCGAATTTATTTTCTAGCTTAATACCTAAACAAACAATCAAACACTTAATAATAACTTATAGGCATACTGGTGTAGTATTATATTTTATATTATAACTTCTATTATTGTATCAACACAACTTGAACAGAATTGATACAGGTGTTTATACAGATGCTTAACATAAAGTGTACATAACTGGGATTATGTTTAAACAATAATAGAATTTAAAGTTAAAGCTAAAAGTATAATTATAATGCTAGTATAAATAGTTAGATGTTATAGGGTTATAATAGTATATGTATTGGGTATAAGTGTTAGGGTTGGGTATGAATGATAACACACGGCGAGTTATTCCCTTTTAAAGGGTAGTTAATTTACCTCTATTATCTTAGGTCTTTTAATAATAGTTTGCTTAATATTTTCATAGATATTGTGGTCAGTTATTGTTGCTTTTAGGGTTACTATTTCTTTAGCTTCAGCAATACAATGTGAGCCATAATAGAGATAAATATTATCAGCACCATCTATTAATGACACCATAAATTTAGAATATCCCCATTCAGTTTCACCTAAGTATGTGGCAAATCTTACAGTAAGTGTAGCAGTTATACGTTCTCCTATTTTACCTATATGTTCACTCATAATTATTGTTTAAGGCTTTACGTGCTTTTTCCATCGCACTAACATCATTAAACCTATCTATCTTTTTAGTGTAGTTTAATTTTCTTCTTTTAGCTACCCCAGATGCTATACCAGCTTGTCGTTTCTTTTCTACAATGCCCTCTATCTTACTCTTAATTTCTTTTATTCTTTTCTGCGTATACTTTTCACCATCATCTATTAATAGCGGTATAATATTTTGCATCAGTTTATTAAACTTTCTTTCATCAGCTACCCCTAATATGTTTGGTATGTGCCTTTTAAACACGCTACAGTCGTTTTGCAAGTACATCGTGGCTATGAGGGTAATGTAAGCGCCCTTCTCCTCTAAACTTAACACAGAGGTATCTGCAAGCCAATCAGCAGGGTAAAATGGAAAATAAAATAGTTTCTCTTTCATACTTTCTCCTTTTTTAATTCTTCTTTTTTGTCCCAGTATACTAAAACAAAAGCATCACATTTAGGACAACTTAAATTACTAACTATATTATGTTCTTCATCTTCTTCACAATCATGGTCGCCACCCCATATTAATTTTGTTCCACAGTTGTAACAATTCATGCTTCTTCCATAATCTTATTCCATGATAAATTGTATTTCTCTTTAATTTTCTTCATCAATTTCAAACTAATATTTCGTTCTCCTTTAATAATCATGCTTGTGTAAGATTGAGAAATATCTAATTCTTCTGATAATGTTGCTGCATTTAGTTTTTCTTTCTTCATAATCTGTTCTAATAAGTTGTTCATTTTTCCTTATGTTATGTTAAAAATTAATAAATTACTTGGCTGCGTACTTTTTACCTTTACTTACGGCAAGATAAATCTTTTTCTCTTTATTGAGTTTATAAATTTCAAATTCTAAACTTTTGCAATTATCTTTCATATGGTCAAACAATCTATACGTAACGTCAATGTTACGTGGTCTTTTCTGAAAATTTAAACGAATAACTACTTCATAATTCATAGTAATCTCCTTAATTAATCATCTACATCATTCCAATGTTTTTGAATTTCAGTTTTAATTTCAGTTTTTTTCTTAGGTTTCTTTTCTTTTTCAAACGATTCAAAACATCCTGTGTCTAAGTTCATGCGTAAATTTAAACTTCGAGGATACCCCAGTTCTTCATAACGAGTTTTGCAAACATTTAGAATAGCTTCTGTATTGCGTGTTCCATCTTCATTTTCAAAGGAAGGTCGCCATAAACTAAATATATGGTCTGGTTTATTAAACCAATGGGCAGATCCTGCAATCTGGTAGGCTGTTGGCGGTGAATTACCATGTTTCATATCTGGTTTTGCAGGATGAGCTTGTATCATAATATGTATATCTAATAATTTAGCTAAATTAGTAAGATGGTCTAAACACTTACCTATCCATAATGTTTCAGACATTTTACCAAATTCTGGTGTTTCTAGTTTATTCCATGGATCAAGTATAAACACACTAATGCCATAGCGAGATTTCATATCTTGTAGCTTCTCACATATAAAGTTAAAGTCAGGACTGTTGTTAGGATGATTAAGAAATATAAAATGTTTTTGAATAAAGTTATCTGCTTCATTTTTGTCTGAATCTGATTGCTCCCACTCTAGTTTTTTATGATAAAAGGTTCGAATGTTACGTTGAATATAGGGGCGCACTCTAGTCTCTCCAGAATACATCCCTATATTAATCTTGTATTCTTTTGCTATTTGTGTCCAGAGTTGAGTAGAGAAGGATGTCTTGCCATGTCCTGGGAACGATGTAAGAACTGAAACCATTCCTGCCCCTAGCATAACCTTATCATCCCACCCAAACAGAGGATTATACAATTTTATTTTAGGTGGTTGTGGTATATCATCTAAAGAGTAAATTCCTTCTAAGGGATAATCACATAGTCCTTCATTTATTGTCCATTTTAATTCGTCTTTTCCCCATTTCAGCAAGGCTTCATTCACATCCTTAATACCATCAGCCCAATCAAAATATTTACATTTGCCATGACCTAGTATCGAAGCTAAATCCTGTCGTAATGCAAGTCCAGGTTCATCATTATCAGTCAATAATACAAAACAATTTGCTTGGTCTAAACCTTGATCTAGTGCATTTAATACATATTCATACTTCCTAGATGCCTCTGGTTGCTCCGTAGGTGAGGCTACAGCACCTGTTGGCACACTTAATATACAATCTATACCATAACCAGCTTCATACAATGCCAGAGCATCCATTTCGCCTTCTACGATATAAATAGTATTGTTTTTTAAGTTCTTTGATTTTAAAACATTATCCTCATTAAAAAACCTTTGTTCGCCCCCTTTTTCTTGTTTAAATATCTTTTCAGAAATAGCTCTTGCTTTATAATTTACTCGTTCTCCTTTTAAATTATAGTACCCAAAGACAATACTCATTAAGCTGCGATTACCATATTGGGCTATTCCTCCTTCGACCTTTAAATCTTGAAGTGTTGTTGTGCTGATGCCTCTCTTCGCTGCGAACTGAATCACTTTTTGTGTAGGTTTTTTCATAAAATTCTCCTCCTTTTGCATTACAATGGTGGCAATAATACACCACACCTTCTGTTTTAATTGTTACACTTAAACATCTATCGTGCTTATTCTTCCTAGTATGGCTACATTCTGGACATAAATACTTTCCAGAGTGTTTTCTACTTAATAACCATTCTCTAGTTAGCATTAACTACATCCATAAATAATGAGTTATCATCTATTAATCTTTTATTAATAATGTCTATATAATCCTTATTTAATTCTATTAAAGTCGCATTTCTTCCTAATCTATCTGAAACTAAAC